GTTAGATAGACCCGACTTGGATGATATAATACCTCAGTTTATTGAGATGGCTGAGGCTCAAATGAGTCGTGATATCCGCCATTTTGAAATGGAAAATCGGGCTACTGCTGAAGTTGATGGGCAGTACCTGCAGCGCCCTAGTGATTGGGTAGAGACGATACGCCTGCACATTACTTCTGGCGGAACCAGAAATTTACAACTGTTATCTGCTGCGGCAATGGCAGATAAGCGTCAGGGTGTTGAGAACGCTACCGGCGAGCCAAGATATTACCGTCATGCGGAGCGCGGATTTGAGGTCTTTCCGACCGCTGACGGCACATACGAGGTAGAGCTTTTGTATTACCAGAAGATACCTGCATTGAGCGGAAGCAATGCAGACAACTGGTTGCTACTAAGCCACCCAGATGTTTATTTGTATGGTGCGCTTCTTCATGCAGCGCCGTACATTAAAGATGACCAGAGAGCGGCAACATGGGCGCAGTTGTACAGCGCAGCGTTGGCTCGCGTAAATGAAAGTGGAGCCAGCGCCTCGCAGTCTGGCACAGGCTTACAGCTAAAAGTTAGGGGATTAGGATGAGCTTTTCAGACTACCTTGAGGACAAGGTTCTCAATCATGTATTTGGTGGGACTTCATATACTGCGCCGACTACCTTGTACGTTGGCGTTTTCACCAGCGCAGCCAGTGATACTGGCCCGGGTACTGAGGTTTCTGGGAACGGATATGCCCGTCAGTCTGTGGCGTTTACGGTGTCTGGCACATCCCCAACAACAGCCACTAGCAGCGCCGCAGTGGAGTTTCCAGAGGCAACTGGCTCTTGGGGTACAGTAACCTATGCTGGGGTTTTTGATGCCTCTTCTGCCGGGAATATGCTGGCATGGGCGGAGCTTACTGATCCTGCTGACTTTGTGACGGCGCTGCCGAAGACGATCAGTACGGGCGATATATTGCGTATTTCTGCTGGCAATCTGAAGGTGACATTAGGCTAATGAGTACGATTACTACTAGATCGGGTAAGGGTTCTCCACTCACGCACAATGAGGTTGACGCCAATTTCACCAATCTGAATACGGACAAGTATCAGTCTGGTGATGACGTTACGTTTGGGTCGTTCACCTCCACAGGCATCGACGATAACGCCACAAGCACAAAGCTGACCGTTAGCGATACAGGCATTGATGTCACGGGTACTGCTTTAGCGCACGAAATTGAAATAGGTGACGGCTCTGCTGGGGGAACGTCAGAAATATTATTTAGCGACAATGTTAGTGCGCGTGGCAAGATACTGTACGACCATAGTAGTAACCCTGAGACAATGCTGTTGCAGACTACTGGTACAACTGCAATATCCATTGATAACGCTCAGAACGTAAGTATTCCGAACGGCAATGTTGGAATTGGGAATACGGAAACGTTTCAAACAGGTCAAAGTTTATCTGTTGGTGCTGGATCTTCTAATAGCGGCGTAACTATTTACTCAGGCACTGCAAGCCAAGGGCGTATTTATTTCGGAGATACGACAACAGGCGCTGGTCAGAGGGCTGGTCAGCTTTACTACGACCACAGCAATGACAGTATGTTTATAGCTACCGGAGGAGATAATCCAAGGGTAACTGTAAATTCCAGCGGCAATGTTGGTATTGGCACTACGAGTCCTGCTGGTAATTTCCACATCAATTCAGCGTCCGACACATATTTGTATATTGGTACTAGTAATGCAACTGCGGATGCAAGGATACAATTTAGAAACTCTGCGGGAACTGACGCAGGTGGGCTGTGGTATGCAACAAGCGGCAATAGTATGCGGTTCAGAACAAACTCTGCCGAACGTATGCGTATCGACTCTAGTGGCAACGTTGGTATTGGCACTGACAGTCCTCAACGTGTTCTTGTTTTAAGTAAAAGCGACAGTACGGGTGTTCAAACTCAGTATACAAATAGCACTACTGGTGTTGGCGCCAGCAATGGTTTCACTGTAGGCATAGATGGCTCAGAAAATGCAGAGTTATGGAATTTCCAAAACACTGACATGTTGTTTAGCACCAACGGCACAGAACGTATGCGTATTGATAGCTCTGGTAGCGTAGGCATTGGCACTTCTTCTCCAAATGCCAATGCTAAGTTTGAAGTAGTTTCTACAAACGCAGGGGCTGTTACAAATGTAATTCAACTTCGAAATGGAGATGCAACTGCTGGCTCAGGGGCAAAGCTACAGTTTTTAAACAGCACTGTTAATTATGCTACCGCAGGAACAAGTGAAATTACAGGAGTAAGATATAGCGGAAATTATAGCGCCTTAACATTTACCACTTATGGCCCAACGTCTTTAGTAGAGCGTATGCGGATTGATGGCGTTGGCAACGTCATTATCAAGCCATCAGGAAAGTTTTATCTGGAATCATCTTCTGGATTCAGCCCATTTTTGTCTGAAGCATCTAATGCGCTAACGGTTAGTACCAACAGCACAGAACGTATGCGTATCGACGCCAGCGGCAACGTTGGTATTGGTACGGATAGTCCCGGTTACCCGTTAGATGTTGTAGGTTCTATGAGAATCCGCCACGCTGGTAGTGATGATTTTGCAACCATAAGAGGGCCGGGCAACAGAAGTCTTAGAATTGATATAGACCCGAACAGCGACCTAGATTCATTTGTTGTTAGAGATCTTAGAGATGGATCAGAACGTTTTACGGTACAAGCTGGCGGCAGAGTTGGTATTGGCACTACGAGTCCCACTGCCCTTTTAACTCTTTCTTCTTCCTCAAATACAGAAATAAACATCATTGATGGGACAAGGACTTCAAAGATATTTACCCAGAACGGTGGTCGAGACTTACAAATACAAGCCAATCAAGACCTTATTATCAATGCTTCTGGTGGTACTAACGTTGGTATTGGTACGAATAGTCCTAGCCGCGATCTTCAAATCGGAACGCCCGGAAGCAGTGCCACGGCTGATATTTCTTTGCAAACAACCACCACTGGTACTGCTTCTATTTATATGGGAGATGGTACAGGTGTAGGTGAATACGCAGGCTTAATACGTTATTCAAACAATGATAACTCTTTGCGGCTTTGGACAAGTTCAGCAGAACGTATGCGTATCGACTCCAGCGGCAACTTGCTGGTTGGGACTACTTCTGCGAACGCACTGATTACGGCAGACAATGCCTCAAATACAGGCAATACTCTTCTCAGCTTAAAGGATTCAGGTGGAACGGG